TTTTTCGTTAATTTGACGTTCAAACTCTCTTAAACGTTTGAATACACTCATTAACTCAATAAGTGTTGGCCACGCTCTGAAGAGATATTGCATACTGCCTTCTACTCTTCCAAATGCACGAATAATCTGTTGCATTACACCAAGTGTTACTACACCTGCTACAATAGCCGGTGCTAAGAACACATATGCACTTAGTACGTTTGCTTGTAAGTATGTAATACGTCCAACATTAAAATACAAGTAACGCAAATAAGACTTAAAGTGAATACCACGAACATCTTGGAAAAGTTCGTTAATAGTTTTTGGTCTTACTGTTGCATCGTCTTCTGCAATAACAAGTATTTTTCTGTATGCCGCTTCTTTTTTCTGCAAATCATATTCAACACCAACTAAGCGTAATATCCAACCTAGTGCTATTAAGAATAATGTTCCGCCCACTGACCAAACAATAGCACCTGTAACAAGTCCATATTGCCAATCACCAAAGAAGAAGATAGGAATACCTACTGATAGTCCTAATAGAATAGGAACGAACTGTACTAGAACCATTATTGATTCAATAAAACTTGTACCTAATCCTTCCATAATACGACTAAACTTAATCGTATCTTCTTGTACCCTTTGTGCGGCACCTTCAATAGTTCTAGCTTTGTCATATACTGAATGATACCATTCTACCATTGCAGTACGCCATCTAAATAGATAGTGTGCAGTAAAGTAACTTACTACAACCGCAATACCTACATATATAGCCGCTAGGTATAAGAAACTTGCTAAACTACTCCAATACTCACCTATAGTGATTGCATTAGGTGTTGCTAGGGCTTTCTGGATCATATCATAGAATTGACCGAACCATTCGTTAATTTTAACATCAATTTCGACTTGTACCCAAAGTGATGATAAAATTATTGCGGAACCTACCCAGGACCACAAAAGCCATTTCTTTTCTGTAAAAAATCTAAACATAGTGTTTATCCTTATATAAATGCAGAATATTAACTGCATACATAACTATTTAGCCTTTTCTACGATGGGTTATTATAAAAATGGATAAATACAATATAACAAGGAAAACCACATGCCAAGACTCAGTTTATACAAACCCTATAAGGGAAACGATTACACTTTTATGGATCATGCGATCCGTGAACAGTTTGATATAGGTGGAACAGGTATACATGTACACAAATACCTAGGACCAGATGTACAAAACAAAAGTAATGACCCAAGTGAGCCTAATTATGGCAGTGGATTAGAGATTGATAACATAACAGGTGAAGAAATTAATCCTGATGGATTAATAGACGAAACTAATATACAAGACTTGTTGTTTATGGAAAACAGAGATCGTAAGTACGATCCAGATGTTTATGAACTACGTGGTGTATATAATGTTAGTGATAATGACTTTGATTTAACACAATTTGGTTTGTTTTTAACAAACGATACGTTGTTTATTAGTTTTCATATTAATGACATGGTAGAACGTATGGGGCGTAGACTTATGCCCGGTGATGTAATTGAATTACCTCATTTACGTGATGAATTATTACTTACTAACGACAGAGATGCTATTAATAAGTTTTACGTTGTACAAGATGCTGCAAGAGGAAGTGAAGGATTTTCACAAACTTGGTATCCACACATTTGGCGTGTTAAAGTAGCACCATTAACAGATACACAAGAATACGCAGATATACTTGGTACTGCTGATAATCCAGATAGTCTTAAAAATGATATTAGTTCTTACAAAACAGAACTTAACATTAGTAATGCTATTGTTAAAAGTGCTGAAGCAGCCAATCCAAATAACTTACCACTAGCTGATCATTTATTTGGTGTAGAAGATAATAGTACAACATATGAACATGGTGAAGTGTTACAACAAGGTGATCAATTTCCTGCTCAACCAAGCGAAGGTGAGTATTTTGTGAGAACAGATTTTACGCCTAACAGACTTTTTGTTAGACGAGGAAGCAAATGGCACAGATTATACGATAATATTACTGAGCAAACATGGAGTGATAGAACTTATAATGCAAGTGGATTTATTAACAATGATACAACAACTATAGTTAATAATCAAGAAACTCCAGAGAAACAACCCCTGTCTCAGGTAATTAAACCAAAGAGTGATTTTGAATAATGGCACAACAATACTTTTACGATAAACAAATTAGAAGATACATTCAACAGTTTATAAGACTGTTTAGTGGATTCAATGTACAAATGGGAAAAAACGATAACGACCTTCCTATATTTCAACAAGTACCTGTACGCTATGGTGACATTAATAGAATGGCTGCACACATAACAAGAGAGAATAGTGAGAACATTGTTAACACTGTTCCGTTTATTAGTTGTTATGTAACATCATTAGATATGTTTGCTGAAAGACGTACATATCAAGATCACGTAGACAAAGTTCAAGTAAACGAAAAGAAATACAATCAAGTAACTGGAGAATATGTTAACGAATTAGGTAATCAATATACAGTTGAAAGACACGCACCTGTTCCTTATATGTTAGTAATGAACTGTGATGTTTGGACTTCAAATACAGATCAAAAACTACAACTCATGGAACAAATACTAGTATTGTTTAACCCAACATTAGATATTAGAACCAATGATAGTCCAGTTGACTGGACTTCTTTAAGTCATGTTGAATTAACTAATACAACTTGGAGTACTAGAAGTGTGGGATCAAGTATTGACGATATTATTGATGTTGCCACACTAACTTTTAATATTCCTATATATATTACTCCACCAGCAAAATTAAAACAACAAAAACTAATTCATACTATTATTAGTGAACTATATAGTTTAGATGACGATGACTTGGATAACTTTAAAGAACAAAAAGTATTTGATAAAGACTCATTGAAGTATACTATTGTCACCTACAAAGATAGAAAAGTTAAATATGAAAATGGTAATTTACAATTATTAAACGATAAGGGTGCAAATTTAGACGACGATGGATTAGTATTAGAATGGGACAAAGCATTATTACCATTTGGTACATTAAGATCTGGAATAAGTCAATTAAGACTTAGAAAAGGAAGCGATATTAGTGATAAAGACAATGATATTATTGGTAGATTAGAAGAGCATCCAAGTGATCCTAACTTATTAAGTGTTACTATAGATAATTCTACATTGCCTACAAATACACTAACGGCTGTTGATGCTATAGTCGATCCAAGTAAAAATTATCCCGGAGACGGAAGTGTTCCTTCAGCAGTTACAGGACAACGTTACGTTGTATTAGAAAGTACTCCTATAAATGCATTATGGACTAATGTAGTTGCAAATAAAAATGACATTATAGAATACAACGGTACCGCATGGACTGTTAGTTTTGATAGCTCTACTAATAATACAACTCAATACGTAACGAATGTTTCAAGTAACGATCAGCTTGAATGGAATGGATCAGAGTGGATTAACAGTTATGAAGGAATTTATAATTCTGGATACTGGCGAATATATCTGTAAAATTGACGACCCGTGCGATGATTGTACTCACTGGATAGGACATATATGATAACAGCAAGCGGATGTATATTTTTAAGTATAGATACTGGCAGAGTAATGCTACAACAAAGAAGTGGCGAAGTTAATCATCCTAGAACATGGGGCTTTTTTGGTGGTAAATCAGAAGGCAATGAGAGACCTATTGAAACTTTATATAGAGAAATAGAAGAAGAAGTAGGAATAGTTCCATCTATTGAAAAGGTTATTCCTTTAAACAAATTTACAAGTCCTAATAAGAAATTTATATATCACAGTTTTGTTGTTACAGTAGAAGATGAGTTCATTCCTGTACTAAACAACGAAAGTGATGGATATTGTTGGGTTAAAATTGGGAATTGGCCTAGACCTGTTCATCCAGGAGCAAAGATACAATTTAATTCAAAACAGTTTATTAAGAAACTTAGAACTGTACACACACATCAAACAAAACAAAAATAACTTATCGTTTTTTCATACTAGCAACAAACTGTTCACGTAACCATTCAAAGTCATTAATTTTATTTAATGCTTCTGTATTGTCTTTGTGTTCAAGTCCATATGCTTTGCCTTCGTTTGCACCTTTAAGACAATAGCGTCCAAAACGTCCACCGTTGTCTACAGTTGTCCAAGTTTCAAGTCTTGCATCTGTTTCTTCTTGTTTTTGATTAGGGTTTACAGAACTTGCTAGTTTAACACATTCACGGAATGCACTACGCCATGTTCTATATGGGTCTTTATTGAATCGTGTAATATTTGATATATCACTAATTGGTTGATAAAATGCTACGCCTGTTGTATAATCTGGCAATGTGTGTCCTAATGATAGTAACTGTTCGCGTGGGAATAATTTAACACCACCATAACCGTATTCTAAATCATTAATTGGATTTCTTGCACTCCATACAAATGTTGTATTTTTTCTACTACTCATTGGTGGAATATAATCAAAACTAAAATGCCCTGTTATGTCTGCATCAGCATCAACAATATATACCATTTCTGATTTTGCTAATTCTCCTGCACGTTTATGTGCATTACCAATGCCTTCTACATTCTTTACGTGTTGTGCATCTTTGAATCTATCTCTTAATTTTTGGAAATTTTCATCTGCTTCTGCTTCGTGAAAACTAATCATGAATATATCAAACTCTGCTACATGATAGCTTGATACAAGTTTGTTTTGCAGTACTCCATGTGATACTCCATGTGTAGGAACTAAATGAATATCACCCCAACTAACTGGTCTGCTAGTTCGTTTAACTACTCTAGGAAACGTATGGATAAAACTCTTTCCAATTTCTCCATCGGGTCTGTATTGCCATGCAAAATTTGGATTTACTTCAATTTCATCAAATACTACCCAAACCATATCATGTGTATCTTTATATTTGGATGCTACTTCAAGTAATGCACCTTCGTCTGTTAATTTGATAGGTGTTTTAACTACTGGATATGAATCGAACATAAACCTTTTTAATCTATCCCAAGGTGTTACAACACTTTGCCCTTGGAATTCTTTGTTTCTATTAATTAAATTAATCATTGCAATCGCCCTTAATTGTATATGCACGTGTTCCTATATGTGCTATTCTGTCACTTACATCGTGACTAACATATACGCTATAACCATTGTCATGTGCTAGGTTACAAAAGTATATATCTTCTCCTACTAATTCAGTATAGCTTTCGTTATACTCAATCTTATAATGAGGTCGAGAAATATTTTCGTATACTTCTCTTTTTACTAACATCATTCCGCTTCCAACTGCCCATACTTGTTCGTTTCCTTTTCCTGTAAAAACTCTACTATCTAAATTGTTTTTACTTTTAAAAGCAACCGGCCTGTGTGGCGGGACTCTTGTTGAGTAATTTCCAGCGACAATATCTTTGTCTGCTGCTAATAATATATTTAGCGTATCTACTGGAAATTGCATATCTGCGTCAATCCACATAATGTGAGTGCAATCTGTTTCTAGTGCTTGATCTACTAACTGTTGTCTTTGCATTGCTACTTCACTGCCCATATTAAAATGCAATGAAGTTGCAAGTCCAGTCTCGCCACACTTTTTTTGAAGCATGGCTAAACTATAAGCAAAGACCGCCGTAGTTTGATTCTGCACAGGAACACAAATGGCTACATT